GGACATAGTCTCTGAGTATAAAAAAGGCTTAGATTTATTCACGTCTGCTAAAAGTACAATGGATAGAGCTTCTAATATTCTCGATGCAACAGAAAAAATGTATGAAAAAGCAGAAACGCAAGCAAAAACACTAGGAATAGAATTGCCATCTCAAACAGAAAAATTAGGCAATCGAATCAAGAAAGCTGCTAAAGAAGCTAGAAAACTAAAATAATAAAAACACAACAAACAAGATACTAACTTATTGTATTATATATGAAAGCGACAGATATGTTAAATAAAGTAAAAGAACTTGTTGGGGTTGAGTTATCCGAAGAAGTTAAATTGGCACAAGCTACTTTAGAAAACGGAACAGTAATTGAAAGCGAATCCTTTGAAGAAGGACAGGAGGTGTTTATTGTTACCGAAGATGAAAGGGTAGCGTTACCAGTAGGCGAATATACACTAGAAGACGGAGAGGTTTTAAAAGTAGAAGAGGAAGGTATTATCGCATCTATTGGAGCAGCAGAAGAAACTGAGGAAACCGAAGAAGTAGAACAAACTGAGGCAACCGAAGAAGTAGATGCAGCAGAAGAACTAAACTACGCTACAAAAGAAGAACTTGCAGAGGTTAAGCAAATGGTTGAGGAAATCAAACAAATGTTAGAACCAAAGGAGGAAATGAGCGAAGAAAAAAAAGAAAAAGAAGAGTTATCAGTGATTGAAAAGGTAACACACAATCCTGAAACGGAAACAAAACCAAACTTAAACTTATTCGCACAGAATAGAACACTATCGACAGCGGACAAAGTTTTGCAAAGAATTTCACAAATTAAAAAATAAATATTAAAAATGGCAACAGTACAAAATGCGAGCGTAGCTTATAACGGAGAATATGCTGGACAATTTATTGCAGCAGCTCTTTTGAGTGGCTCAACAATCGAAAACGGTGGTATTACCGTAAAACCAAATGTAAAATACCAAGAAGTAATTAAAACGTTAAGCACAAACGACATTGTAAAAGATGGGAGTTGTGATTTTACAGATGCTTCAACAGTTACACTTGATGAGAGAACTTTGACACCTGAGTTCCAACAAGTGAATTTACAACTTTGTAAAAAAGACTTCCAAAATGATTGGACGGCGATGGAAATGGGATTCAGCGCATTTGATGAATTACCTTCTAGCTTTTCGGATTTCTTAATTTCTCACGTAGCTGCAAAAGTAGCACAAAGAACCGAGACTTCTATTTGGGAGGGAGACACTTCTATAAGTGGACAGTTTGATGGGATTACTACTTTACTAGCTGCAGATACAGCGCACACAGGTGCAACAAAAATTACAGGATCTTCGGCAATTTCTGCAGCTGCTACTGTTATTGATGAATTAGGTAGTATAGTAGATGCGATTCCTTCTGCGGTTTACGGAAGTGAAGATTTAAACCTTTATGTTTCTCAGGCAACAGCAAGAGCTTATATCAGAGCTTTAGGAGGTTTTGGAACATCAGGACTAGGTGCAAACGGTACAAACGCAATGGGTACACAATGGTATAACAACGGAAGTTTGACTTTTGACGGAGTTAAAATCTTTGTTGCAAATGGATTGGCAGACAACGCAGCTATCGCAGCGGAAAAAAGCAATTTATTCTTTGGCACTGGACTTTTATCAGATATTGATCAAGAAGTGAAAGTCATTGATATGGCTGATATTGACGGTTCGCAAAATGTAAGAGTAGTGATGAGATTTACAGCAGGAGTAAATTACGGCATTGTTTCCGATATTTGTAGCTACGGAATAGGACTATAAAAATTAAATTAATTAATATAAAGGGGTGGGTTAGGTTTTTCCTACCTACCCTTTTTTAATACATAAAAATATGAGTTGTACATTATCACTAGGACGCACAGAGCCTTGTAAGGATTCCGTAGGAGGAATAAAAACAGTATACTTTATTGATTATGGAACTATGACAGTCACATACGATGCAACCAATACGGATGTCGTTGATGACTTAGGTACTATAACAGCATATAAGTACGATTTGAAAGGGAATAATAGTTTTGAGCAAACAATTACATCAAGTAGAGAGAACGGAACTACATTCTTTGAGCAAGCTCTAAATATTACCTTGAAAAAATTAACATTAGCAGATAATAAAGAATTGAAACTTTTAAGTTATGCACGCCCTCATATTGTTGTACACGATTATAACGGGAATGCATTTTTAATGGGATTAGAACACGGAGGCGATGTTACAGGAGGAACCATCACAACGGGCGCAGCTATGGGAGACTTGTCAGGCTATACTTTGACAATGACAGGACAAGAAAAAACACCAGCTAACTTTTTGGATGGTGCAACGGAAACCGATCCTTTCGCAGGATTAACAACTACTCCAACGGTAGTATAAAAAACTTTTCAGTTTGTGTTAAAGAGGTAGTTTAAAAGCTACCTTTTTTTTTGCTCTAAATTTAACAAAATACAAGATTTATTATTGTATAAGTATGATAGTTTTACAAGAAAGCGAAACAGCACAAAATATCAATTTTATACCAAGAAGTTTTACAAGTGGTAATACTTATAATGTTTCAATAATAAACGAAACAACAAACGCAGAGGTTTACAATGAAGATACAACAGAGATAATAGAAAATCTTTATTACAATCAATACAATAATATTTTTACTTTAAAAGAAGACACAACGTACAACCTAATAATAAAAGAAGGTACAGACGTTATTTTTAAGGACAAGATATTTTGCACGAATCAAACAAACCTTCCAGAATATACCGTTAATGAAAACGAATATATCACGAATGACACAGATAACGAATTTATTACCTTATAATGGATAATTTACATATAGTTAATTTAGCATCTTACAATCGCCCAAAAATAAGCGAGGACAAACACCGTGAATGGGTTGAGTATGGAGAGGATAACAATTACTACCAATACCTAATTGATTTATATACTGAATCAACAACTAATAACGCTATTATAAACGGTGTTTCGAATATGATCTACGGTAAAGGATTAGACGCACTAGATAGTAGCTCTAAGCCTAACGAATACGCAGCTATGCGATCTATTATTAGCGATATTTGTTTGCGTAAAGTAACATTAGATTTAAAACTATTAGGCGAGGCATCTTTCCAAGTGTTATATCAAAATAAAAAAGTAGTAAAAGCCGAACATTTCCCAAGACAAACATTAAGAGCGGAAAAGTGCAACGAAGATGGACAAATAGAGGCTTACTATTATTTTCACGATTGGAGCAAAATCAAGAGAAGTGATACACCTAAAAGGATTGCAAGTTTTGGTTTTGGTAATGGTACAGAACCCGAAATAAAAATCGTTAAAAAATACGTATCGGGATATGATTATTATTGTCCAGTAGATTATCAGGGTGGTTTAGCTTATGCAGAATTAGAGTCTGAGGTAGCGGATTATTTAATTAATGACGTTCAAAACGGTTTTAGTGGGACTAAAGTAGTCAACTTCAACAACGGTGTACCTGACAGAGAAAAGCAAGTTCAGATCAAAAGTGATGTAATGAACAAGCTAACAGGCTCAAAAGGGGAGAAAGTTATTATTGCGTTTAACAACAATTCAGAATCTAAGACAACCGTTGACGATATACCTCTAAACGATGCTCCTGAACACTATCAATATTTATCGACAGAATGTCAAAATAAGTTAATTGTAGCCCATAGAGTGACAAGTCCTTTACTTTTAGGAATTAGAACAGAAAACAACGGACTAGGCTCGAATGCAGACGAAATAAAGACAGCTGCGCTACTTTTTGACAATATTACTATAAAACCCTACCAACAACTTTTAACGGACTGTATAGACGATATTTTGGCGGTTAATGGGATTAGTTTAAAACTTTATTTTAAAACGCTTCAACCATTGGCTTTTGTAGAAACTAAAAACGCAATAACGGACGAAGCTAGAGAAGAAGAAACAGGGGTAAAATTAAAAAAAGATTTACCACATACAGACGAAAACATCTTTGATCTATTAGATGAGTTTGGAGAAGATGAAGATTTAGAGAATTGGGAATTAGTAGACGAGAGAGCGGTGGACTACGATCAGGAAGAAGCGTTA